AGATCACCGACATTTTCGCCCGCGCTGGTATCAGCCCGGGATTGAGCCTGCGCGCCGCCGTCGCCCCGCCTGCCCCCCACGCCTCCTCGGGCGAGGACGACGGCGGCCTGCGCTGGATTTTGACCACCGAAGCGCCCGCCACGGTCTTTGACTGGGAGAGGTTTGATTTCGTCAGCGAGGTCCTGCTCATGGATGGCCTTGTCTTGCCGGCAACCAAACAGGTGCCGCTCTTGGACAGCCATTCCCGTTACTCCGTGGACGACATTCTCGGCAGTGTCACCGACATCCGGGCGGCCGAGGCCGGAGGCTACGCGGCTGTTGACGGTCTTGTCCGGTTCGCCGGTGATGAGCGCGCCCAGCGTGTGTTGCAGCTCGTTCGCGATGGCCACCTGACAGACGGGTCCGTGGGCTACCGGGTGGATCGGGCCGTGTGGATTCCCGAGGGCGAGCAGGCCGCCATCCGTGGCCGCATCTTCGACGGCCCGCTCAAGGTGAGCCACAAATGGAGTTTGAAGGAGTTTTCAGCAACGCCTATCGGCGCGGACGCGCTTGCAAAGGTGCGCAGCCTGTGTACCGGCCAGCGCGGCCGATTGGCAACCCCAAACCGGCGATAGCCGGCAACCACAACGGGAGAGGTAGCAATGCATCCCAAATTACGAGCATTTCTTGAGGCCAACGGGCTCCGCGCCGACGCAACCGAAGCAGACGCGTGGGAGTATCACAAGCAACTGGCCGCCGATGGCGTGGCCTACAACGGGCAGGAGCGGGCTGAGCCTGAGCCCCAGCCGGAACCGAAGCGCGCCGCACCGGCAGCGCCTCCGGCCGACGTGGCCGCGCAGATCGCCGCCGCCCTGGCCGCTGACCGCCAGCGGGCCGCCGAGATTGAGGAAGTCTGCACCGTGGCCGGCATGGAGCCGGAGCAGGTGCGCGCCCTGATCGCCTCCGGCGCCACCGTGGACAGCGCCCGCAAGGCCGCTCTCGACCATCTCAAGGCCAACTCCCTGCCCATCGGGTCCGGTGCTGGCCGTGCACAGGTCGGCGTCGAGAGCCGCGACAAGTTCCGCGCGGCCGCATTGGACGGCATGCTCATGCGCTGCGGCCACCAGCTTGACGAGCCGGCCGTCGGTGCCCGCGATTTCCGCGGCATGCGACTGTTGGACATCGTCCGCGAATCGCTTGAGTTGTCCGGTGTCCGCACCCGCGGCATGGACCCGCGCACCCTGGCCAGCCGCGCCCTGGCGCCGGCGAGCACCTCTGATTTCCCCAACCTGCTCAGCGGACTGGTCAACAAATCGCTGATCGCCGCCTACAACGAGGCCCCGGCCACCTGGCGGCCGATGGTCGCTGTCTCTGACGCCACCGACTTCAAGACCAAGCACGCTATCAAGCTGAGCGGCAGCCCTGACCTGCTGGCCCTGAACGAGAACGGCGAGTATCGCACCGCGGACCTGTCCGAATCGTCCGAGACCTACTCGGTCGCCACCCGTGGCCGGATCATCCGTCTCACCCGGCAGATGATCATCAACGACGACCTCGGCGGCTTCAACCGAATCGCTCAGATGTTCGGCGCCGCGGCCCGCCGGTTCGAGAACTCGACCGTCTACGGGCTGATTACCGCCAACGGCGCCATGAGCGACGGCAACGCGCTGTTCAGCGCCGAGCACAACAACCTGCTCGGCGCCGCTGCCCTGAGCGCCGACAACCTGGCCATCGCCAGGGCCGCCATGCGCCGCCAGGTCGGCATGGCTGGCGAGGTCCTGGACGTGCGGCCCGCGTTCCTGCTCACCGGCCCGGAACTGGAGACCACCGCCGAGGTGATCCTGCGGTCTGCGGCACTGCCGAACGCTACCATGAGTTCCGGCGTGTACAACCCGTGGGCCGGAAAGCTGACCCCGATCAGTGACGCGCTCATTGCCGACACCAACGCCTGGTACGTGTTCGCCTCGCCGAACCAGTACCCGGTCATCGAGGTGGCCTGGCTGATGGGCGATCAGGCGCCGTTTATCGACGACGAGGTCGACTTTGCGAGCGACAGCCTCGGCGTGAAAGTCAGGCATGACTTCGGCGCGGGCGTGGTCGATTGGGTCGGCGCTCAGTACAACGCCGGCGCCTGATCAACTGACAGATAATAGCCCGGGCCGGCGCTGACCGGCCCGGGACCACCATACACACAGAGAGGTACACACCATGGCAATCGGACACGTAGCACCCGGGGGCGTCATCCCCTACACCAACACCGGCGGAACCGCTATCGCCGCAAACACCGTCATCGAATTCGCCGCCATGATCGGCATCACCACCGGAACTATCGCCCCGGGCGCAACCGGAACCGTGGCCATTTCCGAGGTCTGGACCCTGCCCAAAGACGACAACCTTGTTATCACGCAGGGCGACCAGTTGTATTGGGACACGGTCAGCGAGGAGATCAACAAGACCGCACTGAACAACATCCCGGCCGGAAAGGCCTACAACTCCGCACTGCTGACCGGGACCGAGATCCAGGTCATTCTGAATCTGTGAGGTGAGACATGGCCATCGGACATGTAGCTGAGGGGCTGACCATGCCCTACACCAACGGAACCGGGGTTGATATCGACTCCGGCGACGTGGTCGCCTTCGCGGCCATGATCGGCGTCGCGCTCGGCGACATCCCAGACGGTTCGACCGGCGAGCTGGCGGTTGCAGAGGTCTGGATTTTGCCGAAAAACGAGGCCCTCGCCATCACGCAGGGCGACCAGCTTTATTGGGACGCGGGTGACGGCAACATCAATAAAACCGCGCAGGGCAACATCCCGTGCGGCATCGCGTACACGCACGAGTTGGCCGTCACGCCGACCGTGCAGGTCAGGCTGAACGCCTGATGATCGACCGTACCGAGGTGCTGCGCGCAGCACTGGCAGATTTCGGCGAGCTTGCCACCATCAACGGCGGCAGTCTCGACGTGCTCTACTCACCGGCCGGCAGTATGCGCTGGACCGGTCAGGAGGAAGTGCTGGTGCAGCAGCCCACCGCCGAGGCGTTGACCGCCGACGTGGAGGCCCTGGACATCGTGCCCGGGCCGAGCGGCGACCTCATGACGATCAACGGCCTTGAGTACACCGTCCTTGCCATCGACCCGGATGGCGAGGGCGGATCACTCATGACCTTGCAGGGGCGTTCCCTTGACTGATTTGCAAGCCATCGCCACCGCTGTGCAGTCCATGCTGGAGGCCGTGGACGGGTTCCGGTTGGTCGAGCACAGCTCGGCCAAGCTGGCGCCGCAGTACGTGCCGGCCGCCGTGCACTATTTTGCCGGTGCGGGCGAGTCGGACAACGCCGCGCTCGGCCAGGTGCTGAGTTGGGGCATCAATCTCTACGCCCCGGTGATGGATGCGACCGAAGGCAACCAGCACGCGCTGGAGTTGATCGAAGCCGTGGGCGCGGCCGTGGACGCTTGGTCACCGACCATCAACGGCCGGTGCCTGCCGGCCGTGCTGGCCGAGGCGCGGATAACCGAAGTCACCGACACCCTGCTCACCTATTACCTGGACCTGCGTCTGAGCGTGCCGGCGGCAGCGACCGCCAACACGGCGACCGGGGATTCCCTGCTGAACGCTATCAAGACGGCGGTGCATGGTATCGACCCGCTGGCGGCGACCTCCGATTGCTACCTGGCGCCCGAAGCCGGCTACCGGCCCGCCTGTGTTGGCGTGCCGTCGCTGGGGATCAGGCCGGCGGGTGTGACCCGGGAAGAGATCAGCGGATGCAGCTACGACGCGCGCTATCAGGTCGAGCTGATCGCCCATGTTAAGGCCGAAGGTTCAACCAGTGCGGCCAGCGTGCTGGATGCTGCAAGCACGGTGCTCATTGGCAACCTTCTCAGCCTGTCCGGCGTGGGCGCTTGCCGCCCGATGGATGACGGAACGCTGGGACTGGTCCGCGACGAATACGGCCGCTGGCTGGTCCGGGCGAGCCGGATGCTCGAATACACAATTTCCGAGAGGTATTGACATGGCCGCGAAAAAGCTGCCCGAGGCCGTGCCCGTAGCGGCCGACGCA